CAAGCTCGGTCAGCGGAATATTCCATAGGTGCGCCATCACGTTTAGCCAGGTCTGCTCGGCAAAGTGATTTGGATGAAGGCCAATGGGTGGCATTGATAATATACCAACGGCCTTGGTATGAACTACGAACACGCCAGTGTTTACATAGAACTTAGGCTCAATCACTCCGCCGAAGGCTCCAGCCAGCTTCACCATATCTGGCTTGCGGTCCAAGTAAGCTCCCTCATCAAAGGCACAGAATACGCCAGCGTCATCGGATAACTTCGGGCAATCGTTTGCAATCAAAACATCAGCGTCAACAAATGTCACTTGGTCATAGTGTTTAGTAGCCATGATATTTCCAATCGCAGACTTGGAGTATTGGGCTGGATGCGTAAGAGGCTTGTCGATTAGAATGAAGTCAACGCTATGGCGTTTGCAGTACGCCTCCATCCTTGGCCTAGTAAGATCAATAATCTTCTGCCAATCCTCACCAAACGATTGTGTGACTAATGCTTGTTTCATTTTACGTTCTTCCATATTTTGCCATGCTCATCCAGCGCGGATGACCAGATCATCATCTTGTTGTAGATGCTGTAGGCGCAGCCAAACCTCATCAGCGTTAGGCTAATCAGATCACCGATCTGATAACAGATCCAAGACAAGGCAAGTTTCATTCTCTTGGATACTTATTGTTTCCATCGTGATCGCAGAACTTCTGGAACGATTCCTCGGTTTCAGACTCATCCTCATCATTGGTTTTGTCTCCGTAATTGGAGTAAAGCCAAGGGCGAGGCTTGCTAAAAAACTCATCCCAATCTTTGTCTATTTCTTCTTGGTTCATAGTCTTGTTACCTCTTTCTTTATTTGTGCTAACGTGAACAGGCATCGTACCAGAGCGCGCTCAAGGTGGTCAACGCTTGTTTCGCCGTTGTTGTCAGGGCAAGGCATGGATTTGTGGAGCTGCATCTGTGCCGTGGCTAGGTGGCGAACAGCCCTAGCAATATGGTAATCGTGAGTCGGCCGATCCTTCTCCAGCCAATCTCCATAACCAGACTTATCCGATCCCTTACCCATCACGCGCCAGACTATCTCCTGCGCAGCAAGACCCATCTCTTGAATTGTCGGTGCAGTCATTTTGCGCACCTAATAATTGTTTCAGCAAAATCTTTAAGTTCTTTAATTGCATTTTCCAGCGTCCCAACATTCCTTGCCCTAGCCAACAACCAAGGCGATGGGTTGTCATTTGATGTAAAAAATAGAACTGGCTTACCCTTCATATGCGCGTAAAAAATTTCCATACCAGTTCCCCAGCCTGGTTTATCGCAATTTGCCAGAACCACACTTGAGTTATCTACACACATCATATCCTCCTTTACTATTGTTGAGCTGTTTACTGTGTCGAATTTTGTACCACGATAATCCCTATCCAGAGGATTTAATACATCATAAATCTCTGACAAACTTTCGGACGCAATTCTGCGCCACTCCTGCTCTTCGTTGGTTGTTCCGTAGATTGCGCCAGCAAGATATACTTTTGGTTTCATATATTTTCTACCCTTATCCTATTGTTTGAGCCTTCACGCAAAACAATAGCCCTCAATTTCAGCTTTTCGCATTCAAACATTTTTAGCCTCTTAAAAAACCAGTTCCCAACATTTTCTAAAGTAGTAGGAAAATCAAATACCTCGTTTAAATTGCTGTGGTCGCAGGACCGAACAAGTGTTTGAGTATAGTCTTTAAGCTCGCCAAACGGATAAATCATAGGCTCTTGATCCGTTGGAAAACCCTCCCACTCGACATCAAGCGAGTAGGTGTGGCCGTGATTACGGAAACATTTCATAAGACCAACCAATGAGTTGTGATGCAAATATAAAAAGTCTTCTTTTTTCAAATTGTGTGAAGCATCAAATTTAAACGACTGTATGACAGTGTATTTGACTCCACCTAGTTTTGTTTTGTTTAGGTCTTTAGCAAACATTTTTGACTCCTTCCGTTTCCATATTTTTCTTCTAGATATTTTATAAGAGGTTGCAATCTTTTCATTCCACCCCTAACCCAACCAGTTCCATCGCAACTTTCAACATTATTTTCATCACATATCCACAGTCCTTCATACGAATTGACTCTTCCGCAATGAACTCTTTTACCTATGGAGCAAAACTCTGGAAGCATTTTCCACTTCCACTCAAATGAGCCACCCATAAAAATAATTTCAGCTTCACTCGGAACATCGCTTGGAGTCATTCCGTCTTGCGCAACAAATGCAACTGGAAATTTCCACTCAGAAATTCTTTCATAATGCTTGTCCCACATTTTTAGAGTTTCATTCTTGTCCATAACCTTATCTGGACAAGCAACCCAAAGCGGCTTATTCCAACACGGGACTTTGTCCAGCATTTTATAAAACTCTTTTTCATCCCATTCTGTTTTATTTGTGAATGCGTAATAAGCCCCATTATCAAGTGCATATGGAATTACCTCTGGAAGATATCTCCATCCATTTGGAGATATAAGCAAACCGATTGAATCCTTAAATTTACCAGCCAAGTATCCTATCATAAAGCCAGTATTATTTGTTGGCATTACGATCACAACTTCATCCCAGGAGGCGTGTAGCCCTTGACCCAAGACCAGACTTTCTGCATTGCGCAGAAGGCAATACCAGCTTGGTAGAGTTCGTCCTCGTCCCACACCTTTGTCATCAGCTTGGTAGCATCATTTG